ACTATTCTGCTATTACAACTTGGGGTGTTTTTTATCCAGATGAAGTTACACCTAATATAATTTTATTAGATGCTATGAGAGGTAAGTATGATTTTCCAGAATTAAAAGTAGTAGCATTAGAGTCTTATAAATATTGGGAACCAGAAAGTGTAATCATAGAACAAAAAGCAAGTGGTGAACCTTTAACGCAAGAATTTAGAAGAATGGGTATACCAGTCATTCCATTTGTACCAAGTAAAGGCAATGATAAATTTACTAGAGTAAATTCTGTTGCACCTATATTTGAAAGTGGTGCTGTTTGGTATCCTTATGGAGAAACTTTATCAGATGAAGTAATTGAAGAATGTGCTAGTTTTCCACATGGTGCACATGATGACTACGTTGATAGTATGACACAAGCACTTTTACGATATAGACAAGGTAACTTTGTTGAACTATACTCTGATTATGTGGATAACGAAGATCTACCACCAAAACAATATAATTATTATTGAGGATAGTTATGAGTAGTAGCAAAAACAAACCTAAAGAACCAAAAATTAAATATGATTTTGCAGAACAAATAAAACGTAATAATCCATCATATAAATATGATGTTAAATCTATTATCTTAAATACTATGGGTAAGAAAAAAATTAAGAAAAAAAACAAAGGTGGATTACTAGTCTCTCCTAAATTAGCGAAAAGAGGTTTTTAATGATAAAAAAAATAAAAGAAATTTTTTCTAAAATAAAAAAAAGATTATTTGGTAAACTCTGTGAATGTATGCCTAAGAAAAAAAGTAAAAGAGGGAGACCAAAAAAATGAGTTTGCTTGATGATTTAAAAGAACAAGAAAGAAGATTAAAAGAACCTAAAACACTTAAAGAAAAAATTCTTAGACAAGAAAAAAGAGTTAAAGCTGGTCCTTCTAAAAAAAATAAAAAAAGAACTACTCGTGATTCTTATCAACCTTTATCAAAAGATAAAGTAACAAAACCCTCTGGTAGATCAGCAAAAGATAAATTAGAAATGTATGAAACTCTTACTGGAGAAAGTGCTTTACAACCTTTAAGGGATTTAATTGATGGACCTTCGGCTCCAGATATTGCGATACCAGATTTAGCATCAGAAGTGAGACAAGGAGTAGAGGCAAAGAAAGCTTTAATTAGAGCAACACCTAAAATGTATCCTATGTATTATGAAAGAGCTAATAAAGGAAAATTTATAAAAGTAAAAACTAAATTAGGTAGAACGAAAAAAACAAAATTATTATGATTGATGAAGAAAATCAAGAACAACTAAACGAAGAAATAGTTGATGAAGTAAATGCAGATACTAATTCAGTTGATGTTGAAGTAACCGAGCCTTCAGAAACAGAAGAGCTAGTTGAAGAAATAATTGAAACACAAAAAGATTTTTATTCAAATTTAGCTGAAGATATGGATGATAGAATTTTGTCTCGTATCAGTGGTGATTTATTAGAAGACTATAAGAGAGATAAAGAATCAAGAAGTGATTGGGAAAAGTCTTATACTTCTGGATTAGATTTATTAGGTTTTAAAATGAGTGAAGATAGTCGACCTTTTCAAGGAGCAAGTTCTGTTACACATCCTTTACTCGCAGAATCAGTAACACAGTTTCAAGCTCAAGCTTATAAAGAATTGTTACCAAGTGATGGACCAGTTCGCACTTTAGTTATTGGAGATGCTACAAGAGAAAAAGAAGATCAAGCACAAAGAGTTCAAGAATTTATGAACTACATGTTAATGGAACAAATGGAAGAGTATACTCCAGAGTTTGATCAGTTGTTATTTTATTTACCCTTAGCTGGATCTGCTTTTAAAAAAATATATTATGATGAAGTTATGCAAAGAGCTATATCAAAGTTTGTACCAGCAGAAGATTTGATCGTTCCTTATTATGCAACAGACTTGAAAGATTGTGAACGCATCACGCATCTTGTTAAGATGAATGAAAATGATATTCTTAAAAAACAAAGAAGTGGTTTTTATAGAGATGTAGAAATTTTACCTTCACGAAGTGATGATAATGAAGTGCAAGATAAATATGATTCTATTGAAGGTATTACACCAACTGGGGAAAAAGAATATCAGTTTAATGTTTTAGAGATGCATGTAGATTTGGACATAAATGAATACGAAATTGAAAATGCAGACAAGAATGTTAAAGTTCCTTACATCGTTACTATTGATGAAGGTTCACAAGAGGTATTATCTATCTATCGTAACTATGATATGAATGATCCATTGTTCCAAAGAAAAGAATATTTTGTACATTACAAATTTTTACCCGGTTTAGGTTTCTATGGCTTTGGTTTAATACACATGATTGGTGGATTATCGAAGACTGCAACGGCAGCTTTGAGACAATTACTGGATGCTGGAACTTTAAGCAACTTACCAGCTGGATTTAAATCAAGAGGTATGAGAATTAGAGATGATGATCAGCCTTTTCAACCCGGTGAGTTCAGAGATGTTGATGCACCCGGTGGTAATATCAAAGATCAGTTTCAAATTTTACCATTTAAAGAGCCAAGTGGCACATTATTTCAATTATTAGGTTTTGTTGTACAAGCTGGACAGAGATTTGCTTCCATAACAGACAACGCAATTGGCAATGATGCACAAAATAGAGCAGTTGGAACGACTATTGCCCTCTTGGAACGAGGCTCACGAGTCATGTCAGCCATACATAAACGATGTTACTATGCAATGAGACAAGAATTCAGGTTATTATCCGATGTTTTTGGCACATATTTACCACCAATCTATCCATATGCTGTTTATGGTGGTAATAGACTCATAAAATTAGCTGATTTTTCACCAGAAGTGGATGTAATACCAGTTGCTGATCCCAATATCTTCTCAATGGCTCAAAGAGTGACGTTAGCACAGACACAATTGCAGATTGCACAGTCAAATCCACAATTACACAACATTCGAGAAGCATATCGAAGGGTTTATGAAGCATTAGGCACGAAACAAGTAGATACTTTGTTGAAACCAGAAAAAATACCCACGCCTCTCGACCCAGCAATAGAAAATGCTGAAGCTTTAAGGATGGAAATACCAAAAGCATATCCAGAACAGAATCATGACGCACATATAATGGCTCATAGTGCTTTTATTAAAAGTAGAATGGTTCAAATAAACCCTATGGTGTATGCATTACTACAAGCTCACATATCAGAACACTTATCTTTTAAAGCAAGAGCTTTAATACTACAAGAATTAATGGCAAATCCAAAAACTTTAGAGTTACAACAAACAAAACCACAAGATTTTTTAATATTAACGGAATCTTTAATCGCTGATAAGGTTGCACAACTCACGATGGAGTTACAATCTATGGAAGGCTCAGAACAAAAGAAAGACCCACTGGTAGAATTAAAACAACAAGAGATGGATTTACGAGCTTTAGATATGCAACGTAAAATTCAAGAACATGTAGATAAAGAAGAAAGAGGCATGAGTGAATTTAATGAAAAGATGGATCTTGAAAGAATGAAGAGAGAGGATTCAGAAGAAGCTTCCGAAGAAAGAATACGAATAGCAGAAGAAAAGATTCAAGTAGCAAGAGAAAAAACAAATGCCCAAAAGTAGAAAACAACCTTCAATAGATGAGATCATTTATGGTAAAGGATATATTATTGAAGAGGGATATAACCCTTTAAAGAAGAAAAAGATAAAAATATACAACACTTCTCCAGAACAAAAGAAAGAATTTTTAATTAAGAAAAAAGTTATACAAAGAGCAAAAAAAGGCAAGAAAATAGAAAAGCCAAAAAATCCTACTGTTGCAAATAAAGTTGTAAATGAAATAGTAAAAAGCAAAAAATACTCTTATGTAAATCGAGCTATGAATCCTAAATCACCTACCATTGATAATCAGACTATGAGAACAATGGGAGCAGATGGTAAATTATTTCCAACGATTAGAAGAGATAAAAGAGGGAGATTAAAAAAGTATAGTGGTAAAGAAGCCATGAAAATATCTCAAAAAAATAATGATGCTATACCAGTAACAGATATAGCACCAACTTATGTTAGTACAAAAGATGTTTCTTTGGCTTTATCTGATAGAGTAGCTAAGGCTAGAGGTATGAAAAATGGATCAGCAATAAATAGTGGTTGCCCTCATCGTGAAAACGGTGTAAAAAGTGATATTAAAGGAATTAGTGATATTCAAATTAAAGGCAAAAAATTTATTGGTGTTAAGTGATAGCTGGTGATTCTACAGAATACGAATTAATCTCAGAAGAAATATCTAAATTAAACCTAGATCCAGTAGTGTTAACTTGTGAAATCGGTTTGCGTAGAGGATTGGGATCTAAAACAATAATGGATGCGATTATCTCTAAAGGAGCAGAACATTATAGACATGTTGCAATAGATCCATATGGTAATTTAAATTATAAACATTATGATGATAGACCTCCATACACAGCAGATTATACAGACACTATGAAAATAGAAACTTTGTATGATTTAGTAAAGTATAAAGAGTTTGCTTTTTTTGAGTTTCCAGATACTTATTTTTTTGAAACTATGAAGAAGGGGTATCCAATGAGTATAGATGGTAATACTTATTTAAAAGATAAATATACTGTGGTGCATTTAGATGGGCCTCACACTACTAATGCAGTAAATCATGAAATAAACTTTTTCATGAGATGCATGGAAGAAGAGAGTTTATTAATATTAGATGATCACAAAACTTATAATACTAAAACTATTGATTGGTCAATTGTAAAATTAGGTTTTGAAAAAATACGAGAAGGCGAAAGAAAATTAATTTATAAAAGGAGCAAATAATGGCATTAACTGCATTGATAGGACCAGCAACAAAGTTGATTGGAAAATTTGTTAAAGACAAAGACCTACAGCAAAAATTAAGTCATGACATAGCAACTATGGCAGAAAAACATGCACAACAATTATCATTACAACAAATAGAAGTAAACAAAGCTGAAGCAAAAGGCAATTGGTTTCAATCATCGTGGCGGCCTCTCGTTGGATGGATTTGTGCGATATCATTAGGAATAAATTTTATGGTATCTCCAATATGTGCTGGATTTGGAATTACCATACCTCAAGCTGACATGTCTGTGATGATGCCCTTGCTACTGGGCATGTTGGGTCTTGGCGGCCTTCGCAGCTTTGAAAAGTTAAAAAAAGTGGATACTAAAACTTTAAAAAAATGATTAAACGCATACATATAAACCAACATAAAATTAGAAGTAATAAAAAAAATAATACTGATGAACCAGTTATTACTGTAAAAACTTCTAAAAATAATTATTATGTTGATGAAGTAGAAGTAAAAGGTTCTTGTAAAGTTATGTATAAACCAAATAAACCATTGTCATGTGGAGCTAAAGTTTGGATTGAAACTACAGATGAAGTTATAATGAAAGATAATGATTTTGTTACTAAAATTTT